ATCAAGTGTATGAATTTCATGGTCGTATAATAATCTGATTCGTAGTTCTTCACCAACCATACCTTTACTACCAGTTATTAATATTTTTTTTGAGTTTGCGTCAATCATCTATGCCTACCCAAGCGTTTGCTACTCGTTTTCTTAAATCACTACTAGAAAATCTATGGTTACGTTTATTATAATAATGTTCTATTCCTAAACTTTCACCTGTTGCTTTACCACTAAAGTCTTTGCCTTCATACTCAACACCTAGTATACGTACATTAATTCCATTATATAATAAAAGAAGGTCATCTATATCTTCTTCTTTAACATACGGAATAATTTCATCAACATAACGTACACCTTTTAATTGTGTGTAGCGTTCAATTATAGTTTGAACAGGTTTATTTTTTCCTGGTCTACCAGTTGGATCAATTTGTAATCCGCATATAAGATAGTCGCATTGTTCCTTTGCTTCACGCAACATAGCAATATGTCCTGCGTGTAGTAAATCAAATGTACTAAATGTTATACCAATTCTCATTTTATAAACCTATTTGTTAGTGCTGTTACTAATTCATATTTGTTTGCAACATTAGATAAATCTTCGCCATCTCTAAAAGATTGTTTGTCTAATTGATTGTTAGGATCACCACCTGGCCAAATACGCCAGCTGTCGTTGTCAACAACATCAGATAGTACTAAAAGATTGTCTTTAGTTCTCCACCCTAATTCAAATTTTATATCTACAAGATGTATATCAGAAATATTTCTCCAACTTTTTTCTATAGCTTCAAAGGCAGGAATAACAATTTGATTAATAGCACTATCTATTTCTCGTGAATTAAGTATTATTCCAGTAGTCATTAGAGCTTCACCTTCAATAGGATCTTTTGCAGAATACAGTTCCCATTCGTCTCCAATTTTAATATACGGATCTGTATATACACCTTTAGCCCATTTGCCATCTACTAGATATTTTTCTCTAGCTTCATTTTCATCTATTTGCATAGGTTCATTTACATTAGGTGGCATTACAACAGAATGTTTATGAAATATTTCCCATACAGGTTCTGCAAAGCACCAAGGTCCACCTGGCCTAGTTGCAAATCCTGGGTTGCGTTTTAAGTAACTACCAAATGCATAACGCCTAACAACAAACTCAAGTGGCAACATATCACATTCTTCGTGTAACATTGTGTTTGGTGCTATTTGTTCAAGAAAAGATGTAGGTATACTATTTCGTTCAAGCATTTTAAATACGTTTGATGCTTGTGTTGTTTTTTGTATTCCTATGTCTTGGAGTTCTTCTTTTTTAGCGGCATCACCACCTGTTAAAAAATCCTTTGCAACCATGTTAACTGTAAAGGGCTTATCTCCCTTTTCAATTAATTTTGTTTTACCTTCAACTAAAACGTGTGACATAAGTCTCTTGCTCCGTAAGATATCATATAGTCTGCACCAGCTCTTTTAAAAACATGGTACGTTTCTATTAGTTGCTCAGGTGTATCTATACCTAAGTATTCACCTGAGGTTTGAAATACACCACAGGCTTTTCCTGTGATTTGTTTTATAGGTCCTACTAAATCTATACTAGTCATACCTGGTTTAACCATTAATTCATTTGCACCATCATCTGCATATTTTACTGAACGTATTATAGCACCAGTTCTATCTGAAACATCTAATTGATAAGGTCTTACTATACCTTTTTCTATTCCCATTACATTACGCCAACCACTATAAAAACTAGATCTAAATTTTGTACTGTAACTCATTACAGAAATATTTGGGTTTTTGTTTTTAATATTTTTAACAGTATTTGGTTGACAATCACTAGGAGCAATTGTGGCTCCAGAAGCATTGTATATTTCTATTGCTTGTTCTAATAATAGCTCGTCTGTTTTATCTTGATCGCTTGTAACGTTACAATGTCCGTCATGTGTATAAGCACATAAACAAATATCTACATTTAGTTTAATATCAAGTTTAGCAAGAGCTTTTGCTGTCTGTGATACTAAAATAAAGTTATTCTTTTCTTTTAGTTTATAATCTGGAATATAAAATAGTAAAAATTCCTTAACTCCTAAGTCAATATCTTTTTTAACACGTTCAATAATATCTATAGGACCAAGAACTTTGTTATCATCACCTAGTCCCGAATCATGTGTTGTAGGACTAGAAAATATTGTTTGTACTACTCTCATCTTGTTATTCCGAAGTGTTTATACGTTTGTTGTACGCATTTAGCTTGATAGTAAGAGTCTGCTAAGGCGTTGTGTGCGTCGCTCTGTATAGCTTTACGAGGGTCTTTAGGCATCATACTAAACAATGTACGGCTATCACGTATTTGCCAGAAGTTCCAAGGTACTGGTTTACCCAGTTGTTCATATAAGTGTTCTAACATACCAAAATCAAATAAAGGACCTTGGCACCATAAGTAATCTAAACCAACACACCATTTATTTAGGCGTTTGGTTAATTCATCTAAGTCAACTCTGTCTTCATCACCTAGAGCTTCGTCCCTAATACTTGCTTTTTGTTTGCCCCACCAGTTTAATGTATCCTGATCAATTGTACGACCTATTTCGGTTTGGTCGTCTACATTAACACGTAGATATAATCCATCATGTGGATCAACATCAGTATATGGGTCAAACTTAATTGCACCGATTGTTAGTATAGCGGAATTAGGTTTAACTCCTAGTGTTTCTAAGTCTATCATTCCGTGCATTATTCTTCTCCTCCAAAATCAAATAGTGTTTGAAAAGTATTATGTTGGAGTGTACTTGCTACGTCCCAGTTTAATACGCCAATTAAATTTCCTAGTTTATTATCAATAATAGTTTCTTCCATAGCTTCGTTATCAAATGGAAGTTCTTTAAACCAATCAGGTAAACGTAATTCGTCTGTTGGATATGCAACACTTGTATACCCTAATGGATTTTGTTTTAGTTTACAAACAATAACTTTCATACCATCTACAATCGTTTGGCTATACCTGTCGCCATTCATACGTTTTAATGTATTCCAGTTAATACTTGCTCGAACGTGTCCGGGCATATTTGCTTTGCCTTGTTTTTCTTCTTTTTTTCTATACTCTGTAACTTTATTAGCACGTTTAGGAGATCCTTTCTCATATCCAGGACGTAACTTAAAGTCTTTTCTAAATGCTGTAATACGTTCTAATACTTCAGCTTCTGTTTTGTCAGTTAATACCATAAGCAATAACTCACTTAAAAAGTTTTGCATAAACTCTGGTGTATCAGAACGTTTTAAATCAAGGCCCATAGCTTTTACTTTACCTGGTCCACCAATATCTTTACGTTCACCTTCGTCATCATATATTAATGTTGCATAACGTTTCTTTGTAATATATAAGCCGTTTTCTGCAACCATTTCTCTACCTGCTTGAATTACATCTGCACGAGTCTTTGGACAATGGAATGCTTTACCCATAAACTCAATAAATGTTTTATTAACTTCGTCTGCTACTTGGTCATACAATTTAATAACACTTTCTTTAGTCCAAGGTATTTGTCCTGATTCTATTTCTTTTTTCAAAATTGGAAATGCAGAAAAGTATACAGAATCTGTATCACCATAAATTACAGAGTCACCAACATGGTCGTATGTACCTGTAATAACTTTATTAGATTCTGCCGCCATATGTTTTGCAATTTGTCTACCTGTTAATGTAGTTGATTGTCCAAGACGTTTATCAAAGAATCTGCACCCTGGATTTAAAAGTGCTCCATATAAACTGTTTAAATTAATTTTTTTAACAAGTTGTCGTTTATCCCAATATTCAATTTCAATTTTATTACCAGCTTCGATGGCTTTTGTTTTCATTTCTTGCAGTTCTTTACGTTCTGCATACCAACGTTTTAATAATCCAGGTATAACACCATCAAACTCGTTTGTTAAAATAGTTCCGTTTGCTGTTAACATCCAAGGTTTACGACTATCAAATATTAATTTATATACTTGTGACGCACTCATGATTTCTGGATCTCTATCTTCCCAATCAATTGTAATGTCAAAGTCTTTGCGTTTTTCCATTACAGCTTCGTATTCAAGTGTTCCAAAATGACCTTCCCATGCTCCTGCAAATGATTTTTTCTTTAATGTCATTGCTTCTTCAACCATTGCATCGGTGTCAATAGGACGTAATTGTCCTACAATAGTTGCTGGGTCCATATTCAATGCTCTAATAACACTTGGATATAGAGAATTTAAATCCATTGATCCTATCCACTTGTGTAACCCTTTTTTAGGAAATGCAACATAAGCCCCAGCCGCGGTTGCGTGTTCTCTATCATGCTTACTTCTATTAGGTACTATTAATCCTCTGCCGTGTGCTTCATTAATAATAGCTTGTTCTGTAACTGCTACTGCACCCATTGTAGTTTGCAGTAATACAGTATTTGCGTGTGCTAATTCATTACTAAGGTCAATAAACTTTAATTTTTGATCTAGTTTATCTAATAGTGCTACGTCTTGTCTATTATATTCAATAAACTTTTTAAAATCGTTTTTATAAAGTTCGTCTAACGTACCTTCATAAACTGTTTTCTTTTCACCTATTTCAGCTTCACCAATAGCATCCAGTCTATAAGAATGTGTTTCAGAGTATGTATATTTTCTATACAGTTCTAAACTATCTAAATGTACACGACCAACTAAATCATATGTTTCGAGTTTACGCCCATATTTTTCATATTCACGTTTTTTTGGAAGTTGTTGCCAAAGACAAAATCGTCTTGTATCGTCTTTGCTTAATATTCTGCTTACTCTATTAACTGTATAAGGAATATCATAACCTTCTGAGTTCCAACCACTTAATATATCAGCGTCTTCAATTAAGTCAAGAAATGTTTTTAACATCTCTTCTTCTTTTTCAAATAAATGTGTATTCGGAAAGTCTTTAGTTTGCTCTTTAGCTTCTTCCATTGTAATTGTTTTCGGCGGAACTGCTAAAGTAACAAGTGTATCCATCCATTGCAAATGTACACTAATTGCAGTTATTGGCATAAACGGATCTGATGGATCAGCAAAGCCACGTTCAGGATCAAAGTCTGTTTCTATATCCCAAAATGCTACATTAAGTTTAGGAGCATCGTGATTAAGATAATGTTCACTTAAACATTGAAAGATAGGATTAACATCACTTTCAAATAGTTGTTTTGTATTATTAATTGCAAGTTCTTTGCGGAAGTCTTTAGTAGACTTTGAAACAATTCTATTTAATGGATCACCATAAATGCTTTTATGCTTACCGCGAGGATCTTTATAATAGAATGTATATTTTATAGGATATTCTGTGAAATGGCGTTTACCTTCTTTTCGTTCTACAACACGAATAAGGTCAGCATCTCTATCAAATGATGCGTCTACATAACTCATAAAGACGCTCCATTATTTTTTTCTAATTCCACCTGGTCCATGCCAAAAGTATTCTTTATCATTAATTGCCTTATCATCTATCCATAAATCGTAATGGGGTTTTCCCATTTTAACTGATGTAAATTTACATCCCCAGCCTATTAATTGTGCCTTAGTAAACTCTGTCCAATCTTTGCCAGAATTTGCACCTCTGGCAGTCCAATAATGAACTTCATTCCCATCATCAAAGAGTTTATTTAAAATTTCTATCCGTGCATTAATTGGTTTGCTTTCTTTATAATTACTACCATCAGTATAACATATTGTTCCGTCTATGTCTACCACATATATCATAAAAATAGTCGCCAAATTGCAATACCATTCATTATTGAAAACCACGAACATAAGAGTATTACAAATGCCGCCTTTCGAATAACTGCACTAACCACACCTAACATAGATCCAATAAAGTACATCGGAATAAAAAGTTTAGTTGCAGGGTCTAGTACAGTATAAGTTAATATTGCACTTGCAGAAATCAAAAAAGTTGCCTCAACCATTTCACAATAAAATGCTGTAGGACTTAATCGATGACTTTCTTTAAGGAAATTTGTTACTTTACTTAAAATTATCACTTATCTTTGCCGAGGGTAACAACTAATGTCTCCAAATCATCAAAAGCTTCAGCATGAGCTGTCCAATCTCTTTTATGAGCAATCTTAATTGCTTTATTAATTAGAGCTGGCTTCATATCCAATTCTTCTGCTACTGCTTTGACAGTATCTTTTAATCCGGCTTGTAGGTCTTCAACTTCTTGAAGCACATTACTACCTTCGTTTACTAATCTTGTTAGTTTGTCCTTTTCGTCAGGACCGTATACGCGATCACTCATGTTATTTCTCCAGTTAAGTGTATATTATAGTATGTTTTTCGCACTTTGTCAAGTCTTTTTATGGTGCTTGTTCCAATTTAATTGATATATTTCCTGATATAATTACCCGATTATGTTTACATTCTTGTTTTGGAACATAATGCGAAACATCTCCGGGAAATATAATTATTAAACCAGTATTTGGTTTAATGGCTCTACCTGCTCCAGGAAATACTAAAGGAGAACACGTCGAACAAGCGTCTACACAATACACAAATGACCAAAGTGATGGCCAATGAGCGTGTGGATCAGTGTTTTCTCCAGTTTTATAAATTGCACCCCAGCAGTCTGTACAATATGTTTCTCCAGTAGGGTACGGATCAATTTCTTTTTTAAGTGTTTCTATTGCAAATTCTATTATTAATTTAAAATACTCATTTTTATACATATCCCAAGTAGTCATATGAGCTTTAACATTCGTTTCGTGATTTTGCTGGTCGCCTTGCTCTTGTATAATGTTTGTTAGTATTGGTTTCATACTTTCAGCATTAGGATATACGTTTGTATGCACAAACATTGGTTCTGTAAATAAAAAGCGTTCTGTGTTTAAGTCACTCATAAGTTTATTGCTATATTACCTGCTATTGATATTCTATTATGACTGCATTTATGCGGTGGAACAGCATGAGCTACCCAACCTGGAAATAAAATTAATAATCCCGTTTTAGGAAAATGAAGATTTGCATCTTTACAATTAGGAAATACTATTGGAGCACATTCATTACAAGCATCTACATAATAAGTAAAAGCCCAAGTTGCCGGCCAATGATAATGTGGTTCCAATCCTTTTGTCCATGTTTCTTTGGAAGTATTAGGTTTATATAATACTCCCCAACAATCAAGTATAAAAGGATCGCTATTAACTTTGTCCATATTCGGAAATAATGGTACAGCTTCTTTTATTGTGTTAATAGCAAAGTCGGTTATTGTTTTAAAGTGTTCATTCTCTTCAAACAATCTACGAAATATACCAGACCCTGGTCCTGTATTTGTTGATGAATTTACAAAAGTAGTTTGTGTAACTTCTTTATGATATGTTTGTTCTTGTTCATCATATGCCAATATAAGTTTACTTAATATTGGTTTTATTTCTTCAGCATTAGGGTATGTAGTTGTAAAAACTTCACCACTTTCTTGGAATTGTTTGGTTACTGTTGTAGTTGGCATTAACAATACTTATGTACTGCTAGGGTCCTTAGATTCGTCTTCCGACTTGTATGCCCAATCGTCAGTATGTCCTACTGTCCATTTATCTGTATTTTCAACTTTATAATTTTGACTACAAACTTTAAAATCACAAGGAAGAGTTTTTGCTGGAATTAAACTAGCATCAGTCCAAAGGATTCTATTATTTGGTTGCGCCGCAAACTGTCCGTTATCTAGTTTAATAATATTAAATGATTTATGTTCTGGATCGTATTCAGCAAATCCTAAATTTACATGGTTCATATCTGCATGACAATTATCTATCGTAAACATATACTCGCCTTTATGCATTTTACGATCTTTGCCATAAAATTGACAAGTGCCAAGCATTTGTTTTTCAATAACTGTAAAGTCGTAGTCAAAACAATCCCATAGTTGTAAGATATGTAATGGTAACGGTTCTGATACTTCTTCTTTCCAAACAAACGCTGATAAAGGTAACTTATCATATAAAGCCCCGTATTCTGTTAATAATGTTTCGAAATATAATGCTTTTCCTAGTACACTTTTTACGCTAATCCATATACCCGGAGTAAACTCTCCGTGACCTTTTTCCAGATCATATAAGTATTCTTTTTTAACAAGTACGTGTATTGGTGGTATAGAACCAACAAGAAAAGCCATACGGTCTCCATTCAAGATATATTTATTTAAAAATGCTTATTGTTGGGTCGGAGCGGCGTTAGCCTGCTTCATGAGTAATTTAAATTTAGAAAATAATTGGGGGTCTTGCATCATTGCTTGAATGCTTTGTGTATAAGGTGCTATTGCTTTTATTAAATTGGGAGGTAATGTGCTTCCTGCACCAACTTTATCTAATCCTTTAGCTACCATACCGCCACTTGCTGAACCTCCAGCTACACCTTTTAATGCTGTGGCTCTTTGTGCAACTTTTTGTGTTGCTTTAGGATCTATTGGTGCTTGATCTGATCCTGGTGGAATTTCTTGTGCTGGTGTTCCTGTTTGTGCTCCTGCAAAACCCTGTGCCGCTTGTTGTCCTACTGCTTTAGCTTTACCAACAGCTTGTCCTACTGCCGCACCTGCTTGTTGTGCCACACCACCAATTCCGCCTGCGTCATCAACAGCTTGTCCTACTGCTTTGGCACCTTTAGCAACTTGTTGTCCTACTGCTTTGGCACCTTTAGCAATTTGTTGTCCTGCGGCTTTACCTGTTGCTACTGCGGCTTTTTTTATGTGTGGAGCCGCCGCCTTTGCACCTTTAACAGCTAATTTGCCGGCACCTTTTGCTACTGCTCCAACTCCTTTAGCCGCCATTCGTCCGGCCGCCGCCACTGCTGGTAAAATTTCATCGATTTGTTCGTCAGACATACCTTCAGTAATGTAGCCTTGCTTTTTACCGTAACTAATTAAAGCATCTCTTTCAAATTCATTAAATCGCATTTATTTTTTCCAGAATTTAAATTTATTAATAAGTTCTTGTAGGTCTTCAAACTTTTCGTTTATATACCATCCTGCTACAAAGCCTATAACAAATCCTATTGTTAAAAACATTATACTTTTCCTTGTTTGATTATATTTAAGATTGCTTGTTGTTGTTCTGGTGTAAGAGCTACAAGTTCTTTTTCTAATCTAGGATCTATTCCGCTTTTCTTTTGATATGTTCCTGTTTGTGGCTTTGCATTAGAATCATCTGAACTGTCTTTGTCTGATCCTTTAGGATTAAGGGCCTTTGATGCCCAAGTTGTGTCTGGCTCTGTAACCCCTACACCTCCACCCATTCCTTTACCAAAAGAAGCTCCAGCACCTTTAGTAATTGTTCTTGCAATTTTATCGGCGCCTCTTGCACCCCGGTATAATGCACCTGGTACTGCCCCAACTGCTCTACCTATTGCTCCGAGAGGACCTTCGTTAACTGTATCGTTGGTTAAATCTCTAATTTTCATTATATCTTTATCTTCGCGACACTAGTACCTAAATGAGTCGCACCCTTTTTAGTTGTTGTGTTTATTCCCTTGGCAGTAACTTTATTTTCTGCACCTTTTTCACTTAATTTTTTATGTAATTGGTCTTTATAAGAACTTTCTTTGTTTACTAAATCAGTTAAAAATTTATTAAGTTCTTCAATAGTATCAAACTCACCTATTAATTTATTATGTCTATATGCTTTAAAAGGTTCACCCTTCATCTTGGTACTATGAATTCCATACTTATTCATGTCAGGAGCAGGATTTTTAATTTGCCCTTCAAATTGTGCATTTTCAAATTTTGTTTGATAATCAAGATGATGATAAACTGTACTTAAATAATCTGATGCTTTAGTAATTTTAGCTGAAACCCATCCGTCTAAACCTTCTTGTTCAGACATAGTTTTAAGCATATCATGAAGTTTAATAGAATACTTTGCGGCTTTATATAATTCAGCCCTAGCTAATTGTATTTCGTGATCTTGCTCAACTTTGTGAGCCATGTCAGCTAAATTTTCTTTAACTTCTTGTTTTTTAATTTCTTTTTCTCGCATAACTGTATCCTTATATGGTATTTATCGCTTTACTGTCGCACCGCCCATTAAATTATTACCCATATCCAAAGCATTTACGGCTGTTCCGTCAGCTTTTTTCTTTTGTGGCGCCTTAGGTAGCCCTTTTTTATCCTTTGGTCTGTGTCCGTATGCTTGTGTAGGATTAACTACTGTAGCAATATTGCCAGCACTTGTAGAACCAGCTGTAGCTGTTTCAGTTTTTATTGCATCATATATTTGTGTTTCATAATCTTCTTCATGTTCTTTATCATACTCAACTTTCCAGGCCGCTAATTGTCTATATCTGCGTTTTACTTCTTGAGCAAGTTCTGGATCACTTTGCATATAACGTTCTAAACCATAAAGTGTTTTAATTTTTGCTTTATAGTCTTCTATATCTTTAACACCAAAATCAGCTTCTAATATTTCAGCAATTTGTTCAGTAGTTAATGATTCTTTTTCGTCTTTTGTTTGGTCTTTTGCTTCTTTATCATCATCAGCATCATATTTACGCCCTGGAACATTTGTAAGATCACGTGCGGCAGTACCAAATTCTTTTTCATCTTCATCTGACCAATCGTCATCATCTTCACGATCCGGATCATCATCTGGCCAATTCATTGTATCATTTTCTGGTGCAATA